AATTCTGATTGTGCCTCGTTAAGTCCAACCGCGATGTCCCAGCCTTTTTTAAGAAGAACGATGAATCCTTGTTCTATAAAGTTCGCAAAGGTGTTAGCTGCAGCGCCTGCTGCACCAAGAGCATTTTGCATCGTGAAGAGCTTTTCGTTACCTGACGCCATCTTGGCGCCCATAGCAGCTAGCTGAAATATGAAGTTTTGAGTTGCGTCTGCATTAACCCCCAGCGCGCCGGAGAGGTTGTTCCAGCCGGCGGTTGCTGCTCTGTTAACCGTGTTTTGTGCTTCAAGCTTGTCCGTATACTCGTCGAGCTGTTCTGTTGCTCCGCGGAGTCTTTCGGTTAGCCCTTCTATTGCGTCTTTATTGCCTTGATTCGCCGCTATCTGCTGTTGGATAACTGCGATCTGATCAGTCTGACCTTTAATTAAGGATCGCATGGCTCTCGCCTGATAGTCGGTCGCCTGTGCGCTTCCCTTCAATGCCGAGGCCATCTGTGACATGGCCACCGAGGCTGCCTGTGCGTCTCTTTCTACTGCTTTAAGTACCTCATCAAGTTCTTCTGAGGTTTTTACATCTTTAGCTGTTGGTTTATCTGCCATTTATAGATCTCCTATTCGAAGGGCCAATCCAGGCCAGTCAATCTCTCAAACTTGCTGATGGAAGTTTTTAATACAGCTCGATTTTTATAAGTTCGTGGATCGTCTAAACCGAAGGCGCGCCATGATTCCATATACCTTTTCTCGTTGGCGAGAGTGTTGGCAAAAGATTTAATCTGCGCTGGGTTCCCTCTAACTTGTACGGGGACTGCTCCGGTACCGCCGAACATGTGTCCTAATATCTTTTCAATCCCCCAGCCGAACATTCGCAAGAAACCGCCTTCATTAATCTGTCCGGTGGTGGCTGCGTTTAAATCGAGCACAAAATTATTAATCTTGTCTTCGCTAAGGGTTTTTTCTGCTTTGTTCATTTCATAAGCTCCCGAAATAATTAGTTATAGATAAAAGAAAAGCTGGAAAAGTTTCCTCCTCCAGCTTGAACTTGTGCGTTGCTTAACTTCGCCCTGTTTTTCCCTCTTGTTGCGCTTGCCTTATTTGTTCGTTTTCGTCTTCGAACTGTTTGGCTAGTCTTTCGACAAACCATCGACGAAGGGCAATTGGTAAATTGTAAGCTTCAAAAAAGCTCCACCCACCATGATGTTTCAATAAGAAAAATTCTTCGTATACATTGGCCATGTACTCATCGGTTAGGCCAAAAAAAGTCCGCCGTAAACGGAACCTCCAGTCGGGATTCTGTCCCGCACTCGGCGCAGTTATACGGTAAAGTCATGTCAACATTGGGTACTACTCTGTTATAAGCAACTCTTAAGTATTGAGCGTCTAATGTTGGCATGTTCTCAATGAATTGGTTAAGTTGTGTGCGGTCTGTATGACCGTCTATAGAGACAACAAATTGTTTCATTTGTGTTGTCACAGGAGTCTCTGCTAGCTGATTCTTTCGACGATTTTCAATCAGCTTAAGAACACTCTTCTCGTCAAACCCGGTTAAGAGCCTGACCTCAGCAGACAAGCCGCTCTTCGGAAGCTTGATTAGGAATGTGTTGTTTGCCGTTGGGCCCTCGATATTCATCTCTGCCCAGCTATCTCCGTAGTTGAGTTCTACCTCCATCAAATTAAAACTATTTGTACCGGAAGCAGAACAGGCCGGGCAGAGCACTCTAGTGTCATAGGTTGGGCCATAAGCATGAATACGCGTTTGTACTAAAATTGCGTTCTTGTCTCCGATCAGGAGACTATCGGTGTCAACCGTTTTGTCCACCAAAATACTTTGGATCAAACGGTCGATGGCTAATCCTTTTTTTAGCAAAGACCTGGAGGTAAGAATATCCTCGTCTTTTGCTGTCATATGTCGCATCTCTACAACTTCTTTATTCTGAAAGGGGTGACCCTCTGGATAATGTTCTCCGCGGCTTGGTAATTCCACAAACTCTGTGGGCACCACATAGGCCAAGCCTCCCTCTTCGGGAGCTTGTGTACTAGCAGGAGCGGTGGGTGCGGGGGATCCCAGCCGATCCTTATTCTTTCTCGACATTTCTACCTCGTTGTCTTTGTTGTCTTAATACTATAATATAATAATCGTTATATAGTGTTAAGTTATTTTATGTTTAATATGTTATTGTAGCGTAGCTACAGGGTGGGCTGCTCTATACGAGAGCGTCAGCCGCCTGGTTTCCAAAGGGGTTCTTTGACCAAATTGGACCTATCGGTACCGCCTCGGAGGCCGCTTGCGGATCCGTGGCGCTGGTAAGTTGCATAATCATATCTGATACTCGTATCTACAGTTAGCATTTCTTCGCTGCCGTAGTCTAGGCCGGCCAGGCGAACGCTCTTAAAGAAAGCATTGTGCAAAGTCCACTTCTCTATCATTTCGCCATCTGCATTTACTAGGGTAATATAAACATCACCCAAAGAATCAATCATGCTTTGCTTCCCAAGAGTCACTAAATTCGCCGCGTCGTCATCCGCAGCATTTGGAATTTTATACCCGGCGTCATGAAGCATACCGAGAAAAATATCTGCGGCGCCATCTTCACCGACAACATCCACGAAGGAAACTGCGACCTCGGACCACTCAACGCGGCCTGGGTAATAAAACTTGTGATTAATATAAGTGTGTTCAGTTTCGGACACTGAGATAGAAGGTCTGTCAACTCGCTTGCAAGCATATTGCAGGGCTGAGCCGCCGGACGACCAGCCGCCAGTTGTGCTTCCGACCGGTGACTGGCCGAGATTTCCAAAGGATATATACCATCGATATGCGCGTTTCGGCTCTTGTACTGGTGCCGAGTTTTTCCAGAATGTTGCTGACATTATAAGGTTTCTCCTGTTCCTAATATTATATAGTGTTTAAATAAGTTTCTCATTTCTAATCTTCGAAAGAGGCTCCGCTTTTTGTGATAATAAAGTCAATTGCAATAAACTCAATCGCTCTTGCAGGCTTGAGATAAATCTGAGCATACATGATGTTTCTGTCAATCAGATCATCCGTTGTCGTAGTTTCGTCAAGTTTGACCAAGAAGTCTGTTAAGCCGAATCTCGTTTGTACATCCGCGAGGAAGTTATCACATCGACTCTTGAACGAGTCCCATGTAGTTTGTACATTTTGACCAAAGAGCGTGGTGCTGGCAATGATCGAAATCTCTTTCTTGACATAAAGCATGAGTCGGCGCACATTAATGCGATCAAGCGCAGACGGCGTTAGTTGCAAGGTTTTCTGTCCGAAGACCACAAGGCCTTCCGAGGGAAACTTCGCAATTGGGTTGACGCTTTGTTCATAAAGCTTATCTCTGTCTAGAGAGGTTAATCTCTCTTTAACATTCAAGATCTTAAGACCTGCAGCACCTGCTTCCATGCCTTGGCTGGTTAACCCGCCTCGGACAAATCCTGCTGGGGCAAACCAAACTTCAGATTTTGCTTGCGAGCCGCCCATGACTCCAACTCCAACTACAGAAGGCGGCATCCAAATTCTGTCGCCTGTTCTGTTGTCGCGTACCTGAACCCATGGGTAATAGGCGCAACCGTAGCTGCTGTCAAGTTCTCTTGATTTCATGTTGTTGGCAATGGCGTTTACCGTGCCTCGTCTGCTTGTTTCGGATGCATTTGATTCCGTCCAAGGCTGGAAGCCTCCGTCGACATCAATAATCGCCAAAGCGTCGGCTCTGGTTTCGCAAACCTCTACCATTCTTTTCGTTAGATTGTTTTCCGTCAGGCCGGGCATAGACATTATGTTAAACTCGACATATTCAGGATCGGCCAATGTATCGATTGCGCGGTACACGGTGTTATAGCCGTAATTTGTTGTTCTATCTCCGGCCGCGTCGTCCAAATAAGTATTCCGGAAGGGCTCTCTCTCCTGAATATCCATACCATCAAATCCTCCGTGGAAGAATGTGGCAAACGCGTTGTAGCCAAGATCCGGATCGAGTAGTCCTGTGTTGGTGGAGTTGAAGCTCTGAGAACAAGCAGTCCAGCTGCGTCCTTTTGAGCTAAGATCGGGTCGGGCTGTTGTTGGTTCATCGCCGTCGACATAAGCCGCTTTCTGGCGTGAACCAGAGACATAATGGGCCATGGCAGCTTCCGTGTTATTCTCAGCATCATAAGACAGCTGGACATCGTCCAATGTAAAGATCCAAGAATATTCCATATCATTCGCGTATGGCGAATCTTCTAGTGCGGCATAATATGCCGGAAGTCGACGAAGCGGTTCTAGCGCGCTGGGATCAAAATTATTCGTTGGCTTGCCGGTCGTTACACTACTGAGTTTGGCCCACTCTACACCTAATTGGTTATGGTGGGTGCTAGAAATCTGTGCTTTTTTGACTAAGCGTGGTGCGGGGAAGTTAAAGGTGTGACGGCTAGCGTTGTTTCCTAACGCAACTTCGGCTCCACCAGCGTCTGGGACATCGCCCAGGGTCGAGGTGAGAGCGTCGGCCGAATAACCGACAGTATCAATCATCATGTTTGGAATTGAACCGGATCCTTCTACAAATGCGTTCGCGAAGGCGGGCCAGGCGCCGCCAGACCATTGTACAACTGTCGCGACACCTAAACCAGATTTGGTGATTGTAGTATTTCCAGCGTCACCAGCAACGGTCTGTGTCAGAGTGATTTGTCCTGTTGCGGTTGCAGAAGTAGTAATTGTTCCATTGAAGCCAGCGGTTGCATGCGCAATACATAATGCCAGACCATTAGCTAAACCGTCCATGCCCCCCGCTGGTTCCGCTGCGAACACCCCGGTCGCCGTAGATTGAGTCGCGGCGACAGTAAATGTTTTGGATGTACCCATAGTATCGATTATTGTAATAGTGTCGGCGACACTGCAGGCCCCAGCAAAGGTTATTGTTGCCGTTGCAGCAGTGCCGGCGCCTGGGGCCACGATCCCGCTGGTGGCTTCTGCTAGCATGAAGGGCTTAAATCTAACAGGGCCGTGTACGCCGAAGGGCAGAAGCTCGGGTGAGAGCGAGCCGCGCTTAACGGACTCTTTCATCTCAACACGGATAAACTCAGACAAGTTGTCGTATGTGCCGTATTCTCTTACGCGTGTATTTGTAGCGTCCCATTGGACATACCGATCTCCAATTTTCTTTCCAATAAAGCTTGGTGAGTTGGGGTCTAGGTTGCACTTTGAAAAGGTTTCAAGTGCTGCGCTGCCTTCCGGGGCATCGATGTATCTTAGCACAACATCAAAGGTGCCGTACCGATATTTCGAGTTGTTAGACTCTGCGAGATTCTCAATTGATACTCTTAAGTTGTTCTGCAACCATTCGCCATGGCCGCGGCCGACGAATCTGAAAAGCTTTTGTGCAAGGTTGGCATCATAATCAGTGGCCACACCCGTGTCTTGAGCGATGTACCAGCCGGTCTTTCCGTCTGCATAGCTCTCACGATGTTGTTGCCATTCTGCGTTGGAATTTCCCAAGCCTAAGAGTAGTCGTTCCGTCTCCCGAGCCACTAGGAACAATAAAGAGTCCGTAGGCGCCGCCATTGGTTGCGTAAGCCGTTGTATTGTTTAGGGCTGAAGCGACATGAGTTCTGGAAGTGCCTGCGGAATTCTTTGTATCCCAACCGGCTTTTCCAGCAATAGTAGAATTAGAGTTTTGTTCGCCCAATAGTCTCATGACTGTTGCAGGTGCGACCCCTGAGTTTAACCAAGCCTCTACTGCATACCCTCCATAAGTTGGGCCGCCGTGGGGCTCGCCTCTCCATGAATCGGTTGCGCTGCCTCCTGGGTGCGGGGCTCCAAAAATTCTCTTGAATTCTGTGTAGCTCGTAACTGTAACTGGGCGCATGGCTGGGCCACTATTAAATCGGCCGATGATCACCGGACCTCTTTCGGGGCGCGTGGGAGAAAGAACTGATTCGTCTACTTCTCTTAAGAAGATCCCGGGCGACACAAATCTATAACCTTTAACTGACATTCCGTGTTGACTCCTTGTAACAAAAAAATAAATATTTAACGGTGTGTATTACACTATTTTATCGTTAGTAAAT